TGTAGGAGTACCACCATCAAAATCAACAGATGTTCCTGTATCTTTATCTACCTTTGTGTAGTATAAACATCCAGCAGTTGTTCTTCTTAAGGCGTGAAAACCCTCTTTGGTTTGTTGTCCTTCTGGTACTATAAATCCTGGTTGTGCCATTAACTAATTTCCAATATACTAGCATAAACTTCAACAACAGGTGAAGAAGAATCTGCATTTTCTTCGGCGATAACTCTTAATTTATCACCGTCTTCTAAATTAATAGGTTTGTCTAAAACTAAAGTATTTTCTACAGGTATTTTTAATGATTTACCTATGTGTCTAAATGTTGATCCACCATCAACAGTAACTTTTACATCTACATGCGCTTCGTTGCTTGAACTGTGATTAGATATATAAACAGCGTGTACAACAGCTGTTACTCCAGATGCTGTGTAAATATCAGCATTTGAATCATCAGTTGTTACAACTGCCGCTCCTGCATTCTTAAATGTACTTGCCACTTATGTTATCCTCCAAACACTATTGAAAACGCCAATGAGTCACCAGCAGTTGCTAGAGTACCACTTGCGTTAGGTAATTTAACTATATTATCCGTTGTTGGTTCTTCTGCTGATAAAGTTGTTTCAAAAGCATTTGCTACATTACCTTCAAATATTATATCTGCACCATCTAAAGTAATATCTCTAGTTGTGCTAGCTCCAATGTTTGTAACTGATTGTAAAGTTACTGAACCAGCACCACCAACTTCTTTAACTACATTTCCTGATGTTTTTGTAAAGAATTTACCATCATTTATGTTAAGTGCTATTTCACCAACTTGTAAATCACTTGTACTTGGAATGGATGCAGCAACTTCTGATCTTTTTGGTTTTATTACTGTTGTCATTTATTACTTTTTCCAAAACATTAATTTTTTAATAAATTTTTTGATTTTTTCAATCATTAATATGTTCCTCCATCAATTGCCGTAATAGCCACATCACCTGAAGTGACTGTAAAGTTTGTAGATGTGAATGAGGCAACACCAATGTTTGCCGTAGTTGCTAATTCACCTGATATTTTTAATCCGTTTCCAAATATTGCTGTATTGATACCTTCACCAGCAGTAAATTCAAATACACCACCTACTTGTACTTGACCTTGAGTAGATGATTCATCTGTAAAATAAATTGGATCAGCCATTTTAGCACCTGTAATAGTGTTATTGGCTATCATAGAATTTTGAACACCTAAAGCTTTAACTCTTAACGCATCAGAGTTTACTTCTATTGAAGCGTCATCTACTTCTACGTCTAATTGGTTACCAGTTTTACTTAATGCTGCTCCAGCAACAACTTGACCTGCACCAGAGAATTGAGCTACATCTAAAGAAGTTGTACCAAAAGTTGGTGCACCCGTATGTGTAAATACATAACCGTTATCACCATTTGATGTTCCTTCTTCAACAAATACAAAAGAACCACCTGTTAATTCACTAGGCTGATCTTCTGGTGTTGCTCTTGTTAAAATCCAATTTGATGAACCTGAACCTATATCAGTTACAACATAGATACCGTTTTGAGCACCTGTTGATTGATCTTTAACTAAAACTCTATTTGTTGCTGCTAATGTTATACCATCAATTGCTAAAGCGGCTTGTGTTCCAGAATTAGTTAATGTTGCGCCTATACCAGCAGTACCATTTGAATAAGTCGCTGTTAAGTTTGTTGTTGTAGCAACTCTTGTTGACGGTTTAGTATCTAAACCTTGAGCAACTTGGTCAACGTATGCTTTGTTTGCTAATGAATCAGATACAAAACCTGATCTGTCTTCATAACCTGTAGGTACTGTAACTGTACCAGTTCCGTGAGGTGATAAACCAATATCTTTATTACCTGCTGTTGTAGATATTGTTTGACCATTAGTTGTAATATCATCTACTACTAAAGAAGTTAAACCTTCTATATCTGTAGTAGTTGCACCTAATGTTAATGTAGATGAACCAAACGTTATAGTTGGATTAGCTAAATTAGCATTTGTAATTCCTGCACTACCAGATAAGTTAGAATTAGTTAATGTGTTTGCTTGTATTTCAATATTGTTGTTAGTAACAACTGTATCCATACCAGCACCACCAGCGAAAGTTAATGTTTCGTTAGTGTTATAAGAATCTGTACCTGTGTCACCAGCTAATTCTATGTTAGAAAATATTGTTTCAAATGTTAATACACCAGAACCATCAGTTTTTAAGAACTGACCTGGAGTACCATCATCTGGTGGAAGTGTTAATGTATAACTTGCAGCTAAAGAAGCTGGCGATTGAATAGTAACTGAATCAGTACCATTGTTTGTACCTTCGTTTATTTTTAAACGACCAGCAGTTGCTGCTTCATTACCAATAACAACTTCATCTAATGCTTTGTTTGCATCAACAATAAGTGCTTTACTTGCTGTTAATGTACCAGGAACAAAACCCTCTAATAAAGCTGTAAAATATTTACCACCAATTGTATCAATTGAAAGTGCATCACCGTTTCCATCTACGCCACCTGTACCTATGAATAATCTATCACCTAAATTGTTATGTGTACCAGTTCCATATGAATATGCTTGTTCCCCAAGTTTAAGTGTACTTGGAGTTCCAACTGCACTGGACCTTTTAATCTGTAGTATCGTTGCCATTAATAGTTGCCTCCGTTAAACGTAAGAGTTCCAGTAGTTGTTTCAATTTCGTTTCTTGTTACAAATTTTTGTGTTGATGATTGATATTGTAACAATGCACCATCATTTAGACCATTAGTTGTTGTATCAACGTCACCTAATAACTTTAGTTGTAACGAACTGTTAGCAACTGCAGATCCTGACGGTATTGTAACCGATACTTGTTGAGGACCCTGTGATGTAGGCGAGTTAATTTTAGCAGTAATGTTAGCCATTAATATCCCTCTTTTTCTTTATATTTATATTAATTAAGTCGTAACATTTGGTCTAACAGTGATAATACCTTCAATAACTCTAGTTACAGCACCTGACGAATCATTAACAATTTCAACGTCATATACATACCTGGCATCGTCTAATGATGAGGTTTGTGTATCTGTAAGTGATAAAGTAACTATTCCTGATGTGGCATCTGAGGCTACTGTTGTTGTCATAGTAACCCTTGTTCTTGTAGAAGCGTAGCCTAAAGCCATTTTAGCTCTAGGTGTGTAACCCGTCAAATTAAATGTGTTTCCGTTTATATCTTTAATCGTAACATCAGAGGTGAAAGTTGCACCTTGATCTATTGATAGGTTAGCTACAGCTGCCATTATTCAATTCCTAGTTCTTTTTTAATTTTTGTGTTGTAATATTCTGTTAGAACATCTATTTTTTCAAGTTCCATATTCAATCTTGTCTTATTGTTTTGAATCTCTTGTCTAGCTATGATATAATTCTTTAGTTTATCACTAAACTTTGATTCATCATATTCTTTTCCATCTATTGTAACCATAATTTGTTCACTCCTTTTCATATATTTATACAAAAACTCTTATATATATTTCAAATAAATATATGTATGTTAGATAATGATGTTAAAGAATACTTTAAAAATGAAGATACTGAACAAAAAGATTTTGAATGGATTGAGTATGATTTAAAAGACCTTGGATTGCCAAGTGTTGAACAAATTTTAAATGGTGTAAAGAAAATAGAGTCCAAAGTAGGATTACACTCCTGGAGAGGTAAAACTAGACCTCAACACTATAAAGGGTTTGGATTATCATATAATCCTAATTTTTTAGATAAATCAGCAAATAGATATAACCAAGTTTGGGGATCAGATTTATTACATCAATATTATGGTGGAAGATTAGGACTAGGAGATCATACTCAAATAAAAGATACTTACTATGATACTTTTGGATTTAGAAAAAGAGATGAAATTATACAAGAACATTTAGGTTTCTTTTTAGATAAATTTAACTTTCATATATCCAGAAGTAGAGTTGCTTATATTTTTGGTTATGGAGAGGAACCTAATGACAGAGGATGGCATATTGATGAACCCACTTGTCAACTATTAAGAGTCAATATACCTTTACAAACTAGTAATGAATATGTAATTGAAACAAAGAATAAATCATATAATTTAGAATTGGGTAAAGCATATTTATGGAATACGTCTATGCCTCATAGACCAACAATAATAGAAAAGGTAAAAACAAAAGAACCTAGAATAAATGTTGTAATTGGTATGACACCTTGGTTAGATTATGATAAAAATAACGATACTTATTCAAAGAATAAATACTTTGGTAAATCTATTAGTGAAATTGTTAATGAAAAATTATTTGTAAAATGAAACCTGAAGAAAATATATTTCCCATATTAGCTGTTCAAACAACATATAAATGTAATATGTTATGCGCCAATTGTTATCTTGGCGATATGCTCAATAATCCTAAATTCCCTGACGTAGATGTTAAAAAATTTGAAGATGCAATTAGTAAATTACCTAAAAGAACAGATATAAGATTTATAGGTGCAGAACCTACAATGAACGATGGTTTATTTGAAATGATAAAGATAGCAAAAAAATATAAACATAGACCTCAAATATTAACTAATGGATTAAAGTTAGGCCAAGAACAATATGTAATTGATTTAAAAAAAGCTGGATTAAATTGGTTAGGATTAAGTATGAACGGTGGATTAGATAATGAAGTATATAAAAGATTTGATAATGGTAAATATGCCAAACTAAAAACTAGAGCATTAGAATATTGTATAAAACATAAAATTGTACCACACATAAACATCATTGTTGATCCTACTAATTTACATATTATAAATCCTTTGATTAATCATATTATAAAATTATGTAAAAAGTATAATAGAAAAATAGGAATTAGTTTTCCGTTAACAATAAGAATAAAATCTGTGGCTAAAATGGGAAATTTTTTAGATACCTATTCATTTAGTATAGACGAGTTAATTAGAATTATTAAAAAAGAGTTTGGTAGATTTACAAATGAAAAAATAATACCAAATTTTATGATAGATGGTATTAAAGGATCTAATACTTGTATGGTTTATTTTGAAACAGAAATTGGTAAAATGGGTGGTAAAGTGACAGATTGGACAATAGATGATGATGGTCTACCATTGACAAAAAGTAAAAGACGTGGTATAATAACAGATGATTACCAGATAGAACCATTTTTTGAATATTATGGAGGTATAGATGAAACACAATCACCTAGATTGGAAAAGTAGAAGCGTATTTGATTTATTACAAAATGATGTAGATTTAACAGTTATTGAAAACACTCCTTGCAGTCAAGTAGAAATTTGGAATTTTTTAGAAACATTTTTTAAACCATCACCACAGGATCCTATGGATCAAATGTTTGTTAATATTGTAAGTGATGAAAGAGCATTAGCAAAAGAAAATTTAAAAGGTAATACAGAATTAGAATGGCACATAGATAAAGGTTATTCTCAAAATCCACCCGAGTATGTTGCTTTATATTCAGTAGATATTGACGATACTGCTGGCGACACGTTATTTGTTGACAGTAGAATACTTGAAGATATACCTGATTATTACAGAGACCATAAAGATGATATTGTTAAATTTAATATGGATAGATTTATACACGATAAACAATATGGTTATCATTTTAGAAACGAAGTTGAAAGAAGGTGGTTTAGACGTAAATATAGACATATAGAGCACGAGTTAGTACAAGGTGATAGTCGTGGAGTATATTTGTATTATTGTGAGGCTTATAATAATTTACCTGAAATGAAAATGGTAAAAGAAAAACTTTATGACCCAAAAAGAATACACAGACATAAATGGAAAAAAGGTCAATTAGTAATTTATAATAATAAGGCCACTAATCATAAAAGAGAAAATGGTGGTGTCAAAAGACACTTATGGAAAATTGCACTGTACAAGAGATAACATACATTGATGAAATGATTGAGTTATGTGAGATGGCTTCAAAGTCAAATCATCCTAATGCTATAAATTATGATGTAGATAAGATGAAAAAGCGTTGGAACAAATATCTTATATTTACAAAATTAATGATAGGTAAAGAAGTAATTAGTTTTGCTGGTATCTATGATTATGGAAACAATTTAGTAAGAGTTGCAGATAGATTGTTTACTAAAGAAACTTATAGACAAAACTTTATGACAAAATCAATTGCTAATCCTTTAAAACCTGCACTACAATATATCATACCCTATCACACACAATGGGCAATGGAAAGAGGTTATGATTGTTTTTTTTCAGTACAAGATAAAAGAAAAAGAAATGCTATTGAAAGATTAACAAAACAATTACCTACTTCTTTAGGTTATCGTGTGTTACCTGATATGTATGAAACTTGTAATCCTACAAACCCTTTATGTATTCAGAATGTATCAGCAACTAAAAATGATATACCGTTACCTATGCATTCTCTAAAGAATACGAAATAGAATTAACAGAACAATGATTTTCTCTAACAATAAAATTATCTTTGTGTACTTGTTCAGCTTTAAATTCGTTGAAAGCATCTAAATCTCTAAAGACAGTTGTATATGTATTTGTTAATCCATCTTCAACATTAACAGGTTTTGAAGTAATCTT